CGCGATCGCCGCGAGCACCGGCGTGGAATACTCGCCGCACCCCAGCTCGAGGATCGGCCCGGGCACCGCCAGCACCGTCTCTACGAGCGCCTCAAGGTGCGTGGCGTAAGGATCCACGCCTGAATTCCATGAACGTGATCGGCACCCCGCCATAGCGGGCATACGGCCGCTCGCGCATTGCCACCAGCGCCATCCCAGCGCGCCAGAATGGCAGCAGGTAGTCGTCCAGGTCCCGGTTGAACACCGCGGGCTCGCCGGGCCCGCGCCACTTGCGCCCGAGGATCTCCGCGACCAGCACCCGGGGCGCCGCGGCACAGAGGCGCCTCACCGTCGCCGCCAGTTCGCCATCCGGCACGTGCAGGAGCACCGTGTAGGCGAGCGCGCAATCCGCTGCCGGCAGTTCGGCCGCCGCGAGCTCGAACCGCCAGCCGCGGTATTTGCCCTGGCAATACCCGATGGCGTGCGGGTTGATGTCCACGCCGAGGTAGCGCTCGGGCCCGAAAGCCTCGGCCAGGCGCCCATCGCCGCAGCCGAAATCGAGCACCGTGCCGGAGGGAATCTCATCGCGCAGCGCCGCATGCACGTCGAACCCCTCGGCGCCGCGCGTGCCGGGCGGGGTCAGGTGCTCGAGCGCCGCGTTCTCGCGCCACCAGCGCGCCGCCGTGCCCATTCTCTCAGCCGCGCCTCCAGTAGTGCACGCGCTCTCCGCGCGGGCCTTCCGCGTCCCGCTCCAGGCGAAAGCCCAGCGCCGGCAGCTCCGCGCGCAGGTCGCAGCGCTGGTTCCTGAAATGCTTGGAGCCGAATTCGCCCTGCGAGCCCAGGGGTAGCCGGATGACGAGCAGCCCCAGGCACGCCTTCGCCATCCGCTGGAGCGCTACCGTGGGGTAACGCAGCTTGTGCAAGATAGCGAGCGCCAGCACCATGTCATAGGGCGGGGCGAGCCACTTGGGCAGCCCCTCGTTCAGGTCGCCGAAATCCACCGTGAGCCCGTGGCCAAGGTTGGGATGGCCGCGCCCCGCAATGCTCTGTGCGGCGACTAAGAATTGGGGGCGGATCTCCACGCCGTGCACAAGCTGCGCCCCGGCCTCGATGAAACGCGCCGCAATCAGCCCCTCGGCGCAGCCCAGATCGAGCACGCGCTTGCCAGCCGCCTCGGCAAGCGCCGCATCAAGGCCGAGCAGCTGCTCATCGAGCGTGCGATCGCCATGCTGCACACCGGGAATCTCGAACCAGCCCCTAGGCCGCATTCAGCGCTTTCCACGCGGTGCCGTCGGCGAACTCCTCGATCGTCCACTGGCTCGCGGCCAGGCGCGCGGCCCAGTCCTGCCTGCCGTCGGGCCGGCGCGGGGATTCGATGCGCTCGAGCTCGCCGGAGCCCATCTCGAGGGCCACGCATGGCCCCGTGCAGAATACCGGCACCCCGGCAATCAGCGCCTCGTTCGCCGCGGCGCTCGCGTGCGTCACCAGCGCCCAGCAATCATCGAGATCCCCGGCAAGCGTGCGGGCGCGCTCGGCTTTGTCGCGCACCCAGTGCCGCACCACCACCGGCCGCTCGGTTGCGTGCCGCAAGCGTCCCAGCACGTGCTCGCGCCATCCCGCGAGGCCTCCGGGCCACCCGGCTACCTCGCGCATGAAGTATTCGGACTGCTCCACCACCAGCACGTGCCGGCCTCTGCGGCACCAGGGCCGGATGCCTGCCAGGTGCAGATCGCTGTAGCGCGTCCAGCTCGGCTTGCCCAGCGGCCCCTGGAGCGCGTTCTTGCCGACCCGGAAATGCCTGCCCCGCGCGCGGTCGAAAAATGCGTTGTCCAGGTAGTACCAGTCCGCGCCCGGGGTGCAGGCCGCCCGCGCGCGCGCCGCGCGCCACAGCGCCTCGATGCCGACGGTGCCGTAGAACGCCGCCGCCCCGGGGCGCAGGCGCTCATCGAGCGCGATGTTGCCGCGCGCGCCATCGGCGAACGCCTCAAGCAGCCTGAGCGACTTGAGCTTGCCCGGCTGCGGGTAGCACGTCAGCGCGGAGCAGGTGCTGGAAAGGATCTCCACGAGCCAATTCCTCCACGGACCATTGCGCCCACGCCAGGCGCTCGAAGCCCACCCGGCGCGTCACGTCCGCCGCCATGCGCTCCCATGGCCCGACGGCCGCGAACATCTCCACGTCCTCGGCGCGCTCGAGCGCCGCGTTCTTCAGGATCCACCAGGGCGAGCAGCTCACCACGGGCACACCGGCCGCCAGGGCGTGCACGCCGGCGCTGGATGCCCAGATCACCATCGCAAAGCAGTTCTCCAGATCCTCCGACAACGGCCGCGCCGCAGGCGCGTTCTGCGGGTGCGGCCGCACGCGGATCGGGCGCTTGGTGACGGCGCGCAGGCGCTTGACGATCTCGTTCTCCCAGCCGTAGGGCATCGCCAGGCCCTTCATGCCGAAGTGCCGGTTCGGCGCCACCAGGATGTGCTCGCCGCCCTCGCGCCAGGCTTTGAGCTCCACGCCCAGCGCCTGCCAGCGCTCGGGCCCGCCCGGGTCCCACTCGCCCGACCCGTTGTGGCCGTGGCGCGCAAGCGCATAGAGCTGGTGCCCGGCGGCGTCGCGCCCGATGTAGCCGTTCTCGGCCACGAGCACCGTGCCGCCCTGCTGCTCCCAGCGGTCCCCCGCCTGCTCGCGGTCCGAGTAGCGGTTCCACAGCACCAGCACGTCGCCCGGCGCCGGCGGCGCCGAGGGAAGCTGCCGCATGAGCACGTGAAAGCCGCACGCGCGCAGGCCCGCCTCGAAGGCTTCGGCCCGGTAGTGGGGCTTTTCCCGGATGTCGCACCAGGCGCGCTTCACGCGGCCTGCGCCCGCACCATCGCCGGCAGCGCCTCGGCGAGGCTCTTGTGCGGAAAAGTCTTGAGCGCGCTGCCCGGGGTGCAGTTCAAGACTTCCACCCCGAGCGCGGCGAGCGGCTTCACCAGCGTGTCGAAGTGCGGCAGGAACGTCCGGTAGATGTCCGGCGAAGTGCCCCCGGGATGGTCGCCGAACCAGTGCGTTTTCGGGCGCCCGCCCACCAGGTCGGATTTCATGTCGTAGCCCAGGAGCAGGATGCGTTTCGCCCCCCGGTGCACCGCGTAGCCGATCGCCTGGTAGCCGCTGTTCTGGCCCGTGTGCAGGCCGTCGCGCCGCGCCGAAAGGCCGCCGTGCTGGTCGAGGTTGCGCAGCACCTTGATGCGCGCATCGCCAAAATCGTGCAGCCCGCCCTGCAGCCGCCAGATCTCGCCGCGCCACTCGCCGAGCTTCTTATGGTGCCACTGCCACCACTTGTCGTCGCAGAAATAGAGCACGTCCGCGAAGGGCGCCAGCGCGTAGGCGTTGTTGATCGCCACCACGCGCACCCGGCAGCCGTTTTCGTCCGTGCGGTTGCGGCAGGCTTCGACCTGCGCGGGCGTGAGACTGGGCCCGCCGCCGATCAACACCACCGTCGCACCAAGCCAGTCCTCCGGGACGGTGTCGTAGTGCTGCACGCGCCTACTCCAGCGTGTAGTCGAGGATCGCGTAGGGCGTGAGCAGCGCCTTCACCGCGAAGGGCGTTTCGGCGAGCGTCGCCTCGGTCGCCGCCTCGCGGTGCTCGTAGAGGTGCGCCACCGTGAGCTTGAGCGCCGCCTTCACCGCCTCGGGCACGTTGGCGGCATGGTCCGTGGGGCTGGTCGCGCCCGGTGCGTAGCCGGCGACGTACTCGACCGTGACGGCGTTGATCGCGCCCGCCTTGGGGATCGGCCACGTGACCCCGAGCTGCGGCACGATGCGCGCGGGTATGGAGTACACGTCCACCTGGTAGTCGGCCGCCGAGACGGTGGCGAGGTTGCCGTCCGCGTCGGTGTATTTGACGCTCGTCACCGAGGCCACCACCCCGAAGGGCAGCCGGATCGCGGCGGGGAAGCAGTCCATGCGCAGCTTGTAGGTGCGCTGCACGAACGAGCGCCGGCACCAGTTCTCGGCCCACTGGCGCGCCGCGGTGATGAGCGCACTGATGAGCGTGTCGTCGGTCGTGTGGTCAACCCGCAGGTGGAGTTTCGTCTCGGCGAGCGTGAGCGGCTCGGCGGCGGGCGCGGCCGAGATCTCGAGCGAGTACTTCATCAGGGCAGCAGGTCAGCCATCACCGCACGCACGCCACGCCGCCTGCCGCGGCGGCCGGTGGCTTGCCCGGCGCCCACAGCGGTCTCGGGCGCGGGCGCAACCGCGCGCTCGGCCTCGTCGATGAAGATCTCGGCTTGCCTGGATGCGATGAATTCGCGCGCGACCGCCGCGGGCACATCGGCCACCTGGCCCATGCGGTAGGCGAAACGCGCGCCGGCGACGCTGTCGGTGAAGCGGATTTTCATGGTGGGCTCCTTGTTTGAGAGCCCTCGATCGAAGGCGCTCAAAAAAAGGCCCCGCCGGGCGGCGACTAGCCGCCCGGAGAGGTCCGAAGGTGCTGCGGCGAAGTCGCTTAGTTCGGCGACGGATGCGTCAGGTGCTTGACCGGGTCGGTGCCCGCATCGAGCATCTTGGAATCCGTGCGGAAGAAAGCGTAGAACCCGATCTGCCCGTTGCCGATGTGCAGCTCGTTCGCCCGCACGATCAGCATCGACATCACGTCGCGGATGATGAACTTCGACCAGTCGCCGAATGCGAGCGACTTGTTCGAGGCCGCCACCGCCGCCATGTGCTGGTTGATCGCGTACTTGTAGCCCAGGATGGTGTCGGGCTCACGCACCGCGATCCCCGGCAGCCACAGCGGCCGGTTCTGCGAGTCCACCAGCTTCTTGATGATCTTGAGGGTGCCGTCGGCCATCTGCCACGCAACGCTCGGGTTGGAGCGGTACGCCGGGTCCACCGAGTGCTCGAGGTCCACCAGGTCGTTGAAGCCGACCGAGGTCGCCGAGGCCGCCGTGACACCCGACGAGGACGCCGGAATGAAGCCGTGCGGCTGGGTCGAGCCGTTGCCCGTGGTGTAGTGCCGGTTGGTGCCGCGCGCGAAGCGCTCGGCGATCCAGTCGCGGATGTAGGCCTCCAGGTTGAAAGCGGAGTCCTGCAACAGCTCCAGGCTCGCCAGGCACAGCGTGCGGTACATGTAGCTGCCCAGCGTCACCACGCCGAAGGTCGGGTCCTGCGGGCTGGTCAGCGCCGAGCCCTCGCCCACGATCGACGCCTCGTTGGAGGTGTCGTCCACGGTCGGCCACGGGATGCTGTTGCCGGCCGAGGTCGGGAAGATGCGCGCCAACTGCCGCACGCCGCCGAACGCGAGCATGTTCTTCTGCAGGTCGGGGCCGAAACCCTCGGGCACGGTGTAGCCGCCCGCCGCGACCGTCAGCGACATCGCGCGCCCCTCGGGGCCCGAGAGGTCCATCACCTGGCCGTTGAAGGGGCGGAACCCCTGCCGCAGCAGCTGCTGGTCCTCGGGCTCCAGGGCCTGCATGCCCCAGCGCAGACCGTCCCAGTACGCCTTCTTGTAGCGCGTCTTGTTCTCGGCGATCTGCTCGGCGGTCTCGGGCTGCGGGTGCAGGCGCCCGCTGCGCCGCTCGGCAAGCGGCCGGGCGAGCTCGAGCTCGTTGCGCTCCTGCTTCTCGGCGCGCTCGATCTGCCCAGTCAGGGCGGTGATTTCGGCGTCGCGCGCGTCCCACTGCGCCTCGAGCTCCTTCGCCCGCGCTTCGGGGGTGTCGTCCTTGATCTGCGCCAGGACCTGCTTGTTCAGCTCGACGAGATTGGCGCGCTTCTCGCGAAGCTCTTTGCTGCGTGCCAGATTCGGCATGATGGCTCCTTGGAAATAAAAAGGGCCGCTCAAGGCGGCCCAACCACAGCGCGAGGAGAAATTCCTAGCGCGCCACTTGCTTAGCCTTTAATAGGCGCGGGCCTTGATCCCGCGCCGGATGGAAGGGGCGGCGTTCTGCGTGTTCATGCCGCGCGGGCCG